GCGTATCAATACAAAGACCTTGAGTGGCACAAAAACCAATCAGCGCTGGTTGTTCCAATGGCAGCAGAAGCAAAGATGCTATATAACACAGAGCTTTCTGATTTTATTGTTGATTGGTTCAAAAAAGGGAATGTGTTTGATTTCATGCTCCGAACAAAAGTACCTCGTAGTTCAAAACTTGTGTTGGAGTTTGAAGACGGTAGGGTTGAAAAACAACAGAACATTTGTCGTTATTATCCAAGTAATCATGGTGGTAGTCTAATTAAAATAATGCCTGCGCTGGAAGGCAAGGAAGAAGACGGTGAACGTAGACTAGGTATTGAAGTTGGTTGGAAAGTAAAAACCTGCAATGATATGGTGAATTTTGACGGTGATATAAATTTTGAATACTATATTGCTGAAGCCGCAAAACTTGTGATATAATTCAGCATCTAAACAAAATTTGAAAGGAATAATATGTTATTTTCTACTATTGTAATTCATTGTCCCACAGATGCGCAGCAGCGCAAGCAAGGTGTGTTTGGTACTACATGGGTTTTATCACTTGCACCTGATTCGCGCGATGTACTGGTACGATACAGTACATGTTCTCCTTCTGATCAGTATTGCAAAAGCAAAGGAGTTGTGCTAGCAACAATAACAACTCCTTTAAAAATCCCTAAAAAAGATTTGATTTTCTATACACAAAGCAGGCATCCGAGCAATGGAAAATACAACCTACCTACAGTAGAGCAATTGTTTTACGCTGTTCTCAAGCTACCCAACTAAGCAAAGGAAAAGACTTGAACTATCTTATTGGTTCGCGTGCAATGAACTACTGGTTGCAGGAAGAAAACAAACCCGACGCAGATTGGGATGTTGTTTCCGATACAGAACTAGAAGGTACTGAGCAGCACAATCCTTTGTTTCTAAACAACAAGGTTGTTTGTGAGACGTATTGCACCAATCATACAGTTGCGTCACCTTCTGGTGTAGCTCTGTCTGTTGTAAGCATGGAAGGGTTAGCTATTATTAAACGAAGTCACCTCTGGAGAGCTTTAAGTTTCGATAAACACATATTGCATTACCATCGGAAAGGCTTGTCAAGATATTTTGTAGATAACCAGCTTTACCAACAAAGATTAGCCTTGTCTTACGAAGCGTTCAAGCAATGGAAACCCAATCTTAATAAAAGCGTAAGTGATTTCTTCGATGATGCTGTAGTCAAGACATACAACCATGATTGGCTACATGAGGTAGTTGCTTATTATGACAAACCATTATATACGAAACTACAAAAAGATTCAACAAAAGCATGGTGCGACAAAGATTTGTGGTATAATCTTGCTTTCGAGGATAAGATAAAATGCGTTGCTGAGGAAACTAAAGTAATTGCAATTGAAAGATTTCTAGTACCTCGGGGATGGGTGATTATGAGTAGAATTGCTTACATGAAGGCGCTAGAGAAAGTATGTACCACGCTTTGCAGTGGTTGGTTTAGGGATTTTGCTATTGATAACTACCCTTTGGTTGTCGCTGAGTATAACGCAGCAGACTTCGAGAGATATAAATTTGAAATAACAACATCACCTGTTTGTAGAGTATGAAATGAAAGGAACTATGTGATATTTAGAGAACAATTGTTCGAATTACTTAACAACGCTGACAAAAGCGTATTGAATGAATTTTTTAGTCAAGAGCTTGAACGATTCGATTACAACGATGATCTCACGAATGAGTTCCTAGATGAACTACAGGCTTGCTCTTTTTCTTACACACAAGTCGAAGAACATGGTGGCGAAGGCGAAGGTGAGGACTTCTATAGAATCTACTCGTTCTGTAACGGTAATGAAGAACTGTTTGTGAAGTTCGATGGAAGTTACCAATCGTACAGAGGAAGTGAATACGATGATTGGTATTTCGTAACACCTAAATCAGTGACCGTCACAGAGTATTTCAGAGCTTAAAAACAAACAAAAACATGTCCATAGCTCAGTCGGATAGAGCAACAGCCTTCTAAGCTGTGGGTCGGGGGTTCGATCCCCTCTGGATGTACCAACACGGGATGTTAGTATAATTGGTTAGTACGGTGAACTCATAATTCATACGGTGCAGGTTCAAGTCCTGTGCATCCTACCAAAAGCTGTCCGTTGCTTTTAACGGAAAACATAAAACGCGCGTATTGCGTTTATTCAAAAAGGATTGAACAATGGCTATTGATAAACTAAAGGGTACTTTGTTGTATGTATCACTACAAAAACCAGTAAAATGCTACGAACAAGAAAAAGGGCTTGAGTGGAAAGCGAGTATTGTTGTCGACGAAGACACAGCAGACTTGTGGGAAGAGTTGTATAACAAACAACCCCCTAAACGAATTAAGACCGATGAATTTGAGGCTCTTTATAAGATACCTCCACCGTTTCCAGATGAGCGAAAGCAATTTATTATCACACTACGCAAAAACACATTGCTTGCCAACGGTAAACCTGTGCCAGACATTTACCAACCCAAGGTAATCGTGCCTGAAGACGGTGAATACAAAGATGTAACAAGCTCTGTTTTAGTTGGCAACGGCTCTATCGGAGAAATTTCAGTTGATCATTACGACGCCAAACTCGGTGCAGTTGCACGATTGAAGAACGTTTTGGTTACTGACCTAGTGGAGTATGTGGAAACTCACGCAGGGTTGGGTAGTGAGTTTGGTTCGGCTTCACCTGTTGTAAAAAGCACAACCAAACCTTCTGTGAAAACGGAAGTCAAGGAAACAGCTGTTGCACCGAAGAAGTCTGCTCCTGCAAAACCCAACAATGAAACAGAAAAGGATGCTCCGTTCTAATTGACGACTATGCAATTAATTAAAACACTAAGTATTGTCTTTTGTTTGTTGCCGTTAATTGCTTTACTCTTCGTGCTAGCTGCAATCGTACTACCCTTGCTGATAAGCTGGGGTGGTGTTTTGTGGTTAGTTACGTTGTTAACTAGCAAGTTACTGGTAAAAACAAAGAAATATCTATAAAGGAAAAGCATGAAAACATTAGCCGAAATCAACAATGAAATTGTAGAACTAAAGAAGAACCTCGAATCTTTGCAAGAAACCAAACAAATACTTCAGTTGTCGAGGGAATACAACATGTATTCTAATCAGAACGAAGCTAAAAACAGAGTAGAAGGCTTGCTAGAAGACCTTGCGAACAATGACTGTGAAGGCTCATATACCTGTGGTCTGGCGTACTATTCTTGTGATTACTCCGCAAACGGTAAAAACTTCTTGTGTGTCGCAACACCAGAATATAACAGACACGACAAAACTTATTACTACGTTGACTCAATCAAGTTTGACCACTTAGAAGTCTCTGGTGAAACTAAACTCGAAGAAAAGGAGTAAAATGAAACAATTTTTCACAGCAGTAGTGCTTGCATTTAGTTTATTTTTCTTGGGATGTGGAGAAAAAGTAACAGTAGAACAAGTTATGCAGGAACACGGGAAAGTACACAAGGATAACGCCTTTAGTTTTCAAACAGTAGAAGAGCAGCGATCTCAAGGGCGCAATAACGCTTCAGCCTCTGCCGCAGAATATCAACGACAAAACCCGCGAATTTCTGGTTGGGAAAGTATTGTCAAAGCAGACACACAACATTCAAGTGTTTGTCCGCAAGGAGATGGTTGGGCAGAAGTTGTGTTCATGCGAACAGAAAGAGAAGAAGGCAAAACTAAGAATTTGCAAGTAGAAAAAGCAAGTGTTATGTGCAGCACAGTAAGTACTACTCAAGGCTGTGTGATGGTGTCTCCTGTGGATAATTGGTCTAAACATCCAGCAAAACAAAAAGACGGGAACTGTGCATCTACACTTGAAGTACCGTTCCCGTTACCAAGAACTGTTGGTAATAAATGAGTAAACAACCATTGAAGCTTCTCCACGCAAGCAGCTCTGATCTTTCTCCGTTGATGGACAAACTGAAGGAAATGACTGGTTCGACAGCTTTCATAGGTTTTACTTTAGATGTAGACTTGCATAAAAACGACGGTTTCGTTGTGCTATCAGTTAAAACTCTTATTGACCGAGAGTACTTTAAAACCCTTGAACTTGAGACTTTTGTTTCAAAATACCATCTGTCTGAAATTCAACCAAAATAAAGGAATAATATGCAAAACATGAAGAAATTTATCGCAGAACTCGTTGCGCTCTACACAAAGATGCAGGACTACACAGAACAAGAAAAAGCCATTAAAGAAGCTATTAAGGCTTCAGGTGGCGATGCTGCTATCGTAGCGGCTGTAGCCAAGGCTGTTGTTTCGGATAAAGTAGATGCTCTAGAAGAAAAAGCAGCAACAACTCAAGCGTTAATTGAACAAAGCCGTGAGTAATCGTGTATTGATCTTGGATGGTGATTCAATCGCTTTTAGGTGCAGTGCCGCTGGTGAGTAACGATCTGTTTCAGTCAAGCACTTGCCTACTGGTGTTGAAAAATTATTCAAGCACAGAACTGCGTTTAAGCAATACATGCTTGAGAAATCTACGGCTATTACCGAAGACTACGAAGTTCAAGATGTGCAAAAACCAGAACCTATTGCTTTTGTCTTAAGCACAATTAAAAACCACATCAACAGGATCATTGAAGAAGTAAAACCCGTAGAAGTAGTAATATACACAGGCGAAGAAGACAACTTTCGTAAGAGACTGGCCTTGCCTTCGGAGTATAAAGGAAACAGGAAAGGACTTCGCCCTGTACATCTTGCAGAAGCAAAGAAGTATTTACAAGACAAATACAAAGCTCCTCGGGCAATAGGCTACGAAGTAGACGATGCTTGCAGTATAGCTGCATACAACGCTGTTCGTGCAGGTAAAGAAGCTGTGATGTACTTCTATGAAAAAGACCAGTACCAGCTTGACGGTGTTACTTTACTCTATGACAACGATAAGTTTGAGTACCAAAAAGTACCAGAACTAGGGGAGTTGCGTTTAGAAAAAGATGTTGTAAAAGGCCTAGGGTTGAAGTTCTTAGCTTACCAATGGGTTTGCTCTGATCCTGTGGATACCTACTGTGCCTATGAAGCTAGTAGTGTAAAGTTTGGTGCTAAATCTGCTTATAAGTTGTTGAAAGATTGTCAAACGGAAGTAGAGGTTTTGCAAGCTGTTATTTTACAGTTTAAGAAGTTTTACCCAGAGAAATTCGAGTATATTGATTGGTTTGGTAATAGTCAAAAAGCGGATTGGGAAACAATGTTACGGTTGTATTACAAATGCGCAAGAATGATGCGAAGCAATGATGATAGACTTGATTGTTTTGATTTATTCAACAAATATGGAGTAGAAATATGAAATCTGTTAAGCAAATCAAAGAAGAAATTAACAGTCTTTGGTCTAAGATAGACAGGATCAAGGACAAGTGCAAACACCTGTTTGTCGATACTGTTCTCAAATCAGATACTGGAAACTACGACCCTACACAAGACTGTTACTGGAAAGAAATGACCTGTTTGACTTGTGAAAAACAATGGAACGAAGATCAGTGATAAGCCTAGAGCAAATACTCGATGAATCTGACCTATTGTACGAAGATCAATCGCTTGTGTACCGCTTGAAAAAACGTGCAGAGATACGTAAAAGTATTACAACAAGGAAATCTGTACAACGTGGGGAAACTGATAGATTATCCAGTCTACTCGAAGAAGCAGCATTAAGAATACTTTATCTTGAGAACGAAAACGACCATCTCACGTCTTACTAAAAAAGGTTAATAATTGACAAAAGATTTATACACAGCAAAAGAAATTGCAGAAGTAAAGAAGTTTGCGTGCAATTTATGAATAATGGGTTTACAGAAGTATTCTCAATTGATATACTTCAAGAAATAACCGCATTACTGAAGGAAAAACATGCAAGTTAAGAGTTTGTACACATCCAAGGAGATTGCACACGAGAAACAAAGACTACTGAGATTACAAAATGGAATTGACCCGATTTTGAAGATACTCGTATCAGACTCTGAAGCGGTTTGTGATCATAGTCACGAGTCACAACACATCAGGGCGGCGTTGCACAGACAGTCCAATGCTTTTGAGGGATTGGTTTTCAATGCCTACAAAAGATGTATCAAATGGGTGTGTGATAAACCCTTGCCTGAGGTTCTTAGAAATCTTGCTGATTACTTAGAAAAAGATTATTCTCATAATCCACACCATTCAGGTTGGATAAAAAAGATACAGACGAAGTTCAACACCCTGAAAGAAAAGCAAAAAGATGACGTTTTAACTAACCTAGGTTACGACAAGCAACCGAACGGTTTAGCTAGGAAAAACATGTTCAAGAAAGCAATACTGTCTAGGCAGTTTGGTTACCCTGAATTAAAATTAATTATTGAAAAACAAAAGGAGTAAATATGTTTAACGACAACGAAGAAGTTAGTGGTGCTAACACATGGACGTTTGCCAGAACAGACTGCGAGGGTAATCTGCGCACAACTACGTTCACAGCAGAAAGTTGGATTCCTGCGATTCAGGAGTTTGTTTATTTCCTAAAAGGCAATGGTTTTCTATTAAACGAAAACAGTATTAGACTCAATGATGAGGTTCTTACTGATGATTGGTTTGGACAAACGTTTTCTTCAAGTGATACTCTTAGTTTGTGATGAAAACATTTAACGTAAATACTCTCCTTCGAGAAAGTGTAAACCATATACAGCATGTTTGCCATACTGCTGCTTCTACGGGTGGTTGGTGGGGAACACCAGACAACGACCCTCGTGACAACCTGTATTGCTTCTCCAACAAGCTATGCTTGATTCACAGTGAAATCAGTGAAGCTATGGAAGGAGATCGGAAAGCATCCAACGATGATCACTTACCGCATCGCTCAGCACGAGAAGTAGAGCTAGCTGATGCAGTGATTCGTATATTTGATTTAGCTGGAGCATATGACTTAGATTTAGCTGGCGCATTGGATGAAAAACTACAGTACAACGTAGAACGTGCAGATCACAAAGCCAGTGCTCGAAGCGGAGTTGGTGGTAAAACTTACTAAAGGAAAAAATGCAATACACAAACGAACTAAAAAAGCGTATTCAACAGCTTTGTGACTCTGGGTTATCTGGTAGAAAGATTGCGAAAGAGCTAGGGTTGTCTAAGTCTGGTGTGAACTACACACTAGCGAACGCAGGATACGAAGGTTACTCCAGTTGGAAAAAATCAAAGAAAACTACAAAACCTCTGGTCAACACAACACGCTCTGGTAGTAAGATTCTGGTGATACCAGATGTACAAGCCAAACACGGACACGATTTTTCTTTCTTGAACAAACTTGGACAGTACATCGTGGAGAAACAACCTGATAAGATTATCTGTCTAGGTGATTTCGCAGATATGCCTAGTCTGAGTTCGTATGACGTAGGCAAGAAGACTTTTGAAGGTCGTAGGTACAGACTGGATGTAGCAGCAGCTAGAGAAGCGATGCTTAGTCTTCTAGAACCCCTATGGAACTATAACTGCATCAATCCAGAGTACAACCCTGAAATGATCATGCTATACGGTAACCACGAGCACAGAATCAACAGAGCAGTAAACGATGATCCGAAGTTAGATGGAGTTCTATCGTTGGAAGATTTAGGTTATGAAGAGTTTGGTTGGAAGACAGTGCCTTTCCTTGATGTTATCGTAGTAGATGGTATTGCTTTCTCGCATTACTTCACCACAGGACTGGCAGGTAGACCTGCTGCTACAGCATCAGCACAACTAGCTAAAAAGCACATGAGTTGTATTGCAGGACACCAACAGGGATTGCAGATCGCTACTGCGTATCGTGCAGATGGTCAACCGTTAACGTCTCTGATTTGTGGCAGTTTCTATGAGCATAACGAAGACTACATGAGTTCTCAAGGAAACAAGCACTGGAGGGGTGTGCTAATGCTTCACGAAGTAAAAGATGGTGCTTTTGATCTAATGCCTGTGTCGCTTGGTTATCTTAATAAAAAATATAAATAAGCACGAAACTGTGATACAATAAGAACCTACTGGAGAAATCCTCTAGGTTCTTTTTTTTTTTGTTGTTTGTTCTAGTAAGGAGTATGTTCATGGGTAATTTTTCGATAACAGTCTTTTTCGGGCTTGCTTTAGTTCTTTTGTTGGTGGGTTGCTTCCTAGCAATGTGCTACCCAATCCTAGTATTGCTTCGCTACTGGAGCAAAGAAAAACAAAAACCTTGCACACAGCAACAAAAACAAAATGACGGTTTACCTAAAGGATATAAGCTGATTAAAGTAGGTGACAACTATATGGTGAAAACAGACCAAGGGTTCGTGGACATGGTGTATGTTGCCGATTTTTACGAATGGTCTTTGGCTGCTCATGTGAACAAGTATTGTCTTACAAACGATAAACAATTTGCTATAAAAAGAGCAAACGCTAGCTTTGATTTTAACGAGGCAATGAACGGATAAGATTTAAAGAAATCTTGATGTATAATTACTGTCACAACACACAAACACAGATGTAGTAAAACATGCTGAAAACATTTATTCAACTTTATACGAAAGGTAAACCATGATTGATACGTTAAAGAAACCACTGCAATCACACATCATCTTAGCGACAGAATACTTGCGGCAATATACCAGCGGCGAACGTGAAGCTGGTTATTGGAACTGGTATTTCAACGGCATACAAGTAGACGCCCCTGCATTTAGCTGCAAGAGCGTGTATCTCTATGAGCCAGCTATAAAGCACCCCCATTACGCGATATGGGAACAATGGGAAGCACACAAAGCAAGTAAGGCTGTCGAGCGGGGATACTATGATTTGCGGATAGCTGTAGGCCACGGTCAATTTGAGGTAGTTCCGACTACGTACAATCAGTGGCATGTTGGCTCAACCCACATAATCAGCAAAACCAACCTACACCCTGATAATCTCAAGCCTGCGATAAAGCTGCTTAATTGGGAACAAGCACCGATTGGTACGTTGACCGATTGTGGTGTTATCTCTGGTTGGGCTACCGCGATGAAGTATGTAGTTGTATTTGATGGGTTCAGAGTTAAACACATAGACCCTAAACTTCTGCGTCTTATTAATACAGAAAAATGGACAGCCGTTCAAGATAGGAAGCAACCACCTGTTTGTGAGGGCTTGGTTATCGAGTACCGGGTGACTGACAGTCTAGGTCGGTCAATGCACGCAAGAGATTTAAGTACAATTGTTGGTGTCAACGCCTATAGAGTAGTTGGTCTAGCCCATGGCTGGACAGACGACCCTGCGAAAGCAGGGGTGTAAAATGACAGCAGCCTACTTTGATCTACTAGATAGTGTGAACAACGCTATGACACTACAAGACCCTAAAAAATTTGAAGATTTTTTGGATAAGCGTAGAGGGTCGCTACTGAAAACAGGTGGCTACTGGTCTCCCATAAATGACGACTTACATACCATGGCAAAGTTCGGTGAAGACCGCTCTATGTGCTGCTAGACTGGAGTGCTGTAGTGGAAGCAAAGAAACTAGAAAAGAAATTATGACTAAAGCCAACAGAGTATGGGTGCTTACCAGTGAATACAATGACTACGACCAGCACGGAGAGTATTTCTTAGCTGTGTGGTCTAAAAAACCAACACATAAAGACCTTATGCACTACGGTGTTGATCAAAACAGAATCGAGCATGTTCTGAACGGTGGTGGTAGAATCATCGAAGGTGTAAACTGGGACTACAGGTGGTGGTATTTGAGAGAATTACCTACAGAAGAGATTGAGGATTAATTATGACATTTGCATTAACAGAACATATACGCAGAGTCTCCGACAGCTTTGAACCAAATGATAGCTCGTGGCAGGAAGAACCTACTACAACAGTGTTGTTCCAAGGAGCATCAAGAGAACAACTAATTAAAGCAGCAAACGCTTACCTTGCACTACCAGAAATAGTGCATTTCTACCGAAACACGTTGCACGAAATAGACCCAACTACGGGACGATCACCGGAACATTACACTCAAGGTGGTGGCTGCGGTGTTTACCGATACTTTTCTGTCAATATGTTGATGTAATACAAAGTGTAAATTAAAAGAAAGCGATACAAAATGATTGAACTATCTAAACAACTATCCCACGCAGCCGTGCTTAAGCACATGGCCAATCACGGCTTTAATGCTGTAGAGCATATATGCGGCATTGACGCTGACGATAAACCGATTAAGTATTATGCTAATGAACGCATAAACCCACTGACATCGCCTGAATTGTCGTGGCGCATCAAGCAAGTGGTAACGCCATTAGTTATCGACGACTTCCCGTATCCTGAGACGCAAGCGCCAGCGTTGAACACATATTATTACCCGCTTTTTATTTTGAGCCCGCAATTTTGTTGCTGGAATGGTGACAGTCAAGACGTGAAGTTTCTTGACTCTGGGCGTGTATATCTCGCCGCAGAAAAACGAGACAAAGCCAATGAATTGTTAATCGGAGCGCTACTACAAAAGGAGAAACAATGAGTAATCCCGTTAAAATGAAACTAACAACAAACACAAAAGAACGAAAACAAACCCCTATTACTACAGGTGTATTAGACTACTTCCCACTAGCAATGGCAGAGGTAGCCAAGTGCAGTTTCCAAGGTAATGAGCAGCACAACAAAGGTGAACCATTGCACTGGGATAAGACTAAATCTACAGATCACGCTGACTGCATAGCACGTCACTTGATTGATAGATATTCAGTAGACACTGACGGTGTTCTACACGCAGCTAAACTAGCTTGGCGATCACTAGCTTTTCTTGAAACACTACTTGAGAAGCGACAGGTTGTTCCAGTGGTCAAACCAGAGGAAACTCCACAAACTAAGGTTACTGATGATGACTGGATAGTATGGGGTGGTGGAGCTAGTCCTGTCCGTTTTGATAGGTCTGTTAAATTGAGATTCCGTTATGGGTTTGAAACTCTGGACTACAAAACAGCAGGATACTACCGCTGGGCGCATCTCCAAAATGGTAGTGATATTGTTGCTTATAAACCGTTGTGAAAAAAAATGACTTCAAAAGTAAAAATAATCAAAGACTCCATCAATAGCCTAGGTCAACGAACAACTACGTTCGAGTTGGAGTATTGGCGTGCGATACACGCTGAATTACTAACACATCGCTTGTTCAGTAGGAACTCCGCTAGTAGTCGTGCAATACCTGTAGAAAAGATAATAGAACAGGTACGCAACAATCCTGCAACACCGTTGCACTGGGGGAAGAAACAAAACGGAATGCAGGCACATGTGCAATTAGAAGGTGAAAAACTGCAACGTGCAAAAGACCTTTGGATGTTAGCTGCGAAAGATGCTGCTGATATTGCTGAACGAATGTTAGCCGTAGAAGGGCACAAGCAATGGGTTAATCGTGTACTAGAGCCGTATCAAACAATAAAAGTAGTACTTACAAGCACTGACTTCGATAACTTCTTATGGTTGCGTGATCACAAAGACGCACAACCAGAGATACGTGAACTTGCAAAACTCATGTGCTATTTGCTAGATACAAACAAACCACAGGTGTTGCTCTCAGATGATTTTTGGCATTTACCATACGTCGAAACAAAAATAATCAGTAATCAACAGTATTACTTTGACGAAGATTCAGAACCAATTACCCTAGAACAAGCAATCAAGATAAGTTGTAGCTCGTGTGCGCAAGTCTCTTATCGGAAGTTAGATAAATCGTTGGAGAAAGCGGATGATTTGTACAACAGGTTAGTGCAATCCGAACCAGTACACGCTTCTGCTTTTGAACACGTTGCTTGCACAATATCCGGAATAAAACAAGGTCAAGAATGGCCTGAAGGGGTGACACACATGAACCAAGAAGGTGAATGGTTCTCAGGTAACTTCAAGCACTGGGTTCAATACCGTCAGCTTATCCCAAATAACTCGAAAGCATATACCAATCCCTACGTTTTCGTTTGAATACGTGAGGTATCCGTGGTATAATACTATTCCATTAGTTTTATTATAACAGCTTTACAAAAAGGAGAATAAATGAAGGCAGAAATTGTCGCATTACGGGTTATTAGCTTGTCCGAGCTACATCACATGGATAATTCTTTCACTGAAAAATCAATCAGTGAATACAACACGGAAAAACTAAAGCAGTTGCTACACGGTCTTGGTATAGATACCAACCAGACCTATGAACACCAAATTCTTCCGCATAGGAACAGTTTGAACAAAATATACACAGGTTCACGTTGGGTAGGGTGTGAACGAACAGATGAAGAGTGGCTAAACTCTGGTTATGCCTCTCAGGAAGCCAAGGATAAGGCCAAGGGCAGTCGTTTACTGGTTGACCTATACCGCAATAAGGGATTGAGCACAGACCGTCTAGCGGGTGTTTGGGCAGATGAAGATGTACAGAAAGAAATTCAATGAAGGGTTATTTAGTACCTGTTTATACCGATCCACAAGTTATTAAGTTTGCCGATGATCAATTACACGCTTTTTGGACAGCAGATGAGATCAAAGTAGAAAAAGATATTCAAGATGTTTTGACTACATTCTCTGAGGCAGAGAAACACGCAGTGATTGAAACACTTCGTTTGTTTAGTATCTACGAGACACACATAGGTGATGAATGGTGGTCTGGGCGATTCAAGCAGATGTTTGACACAGCAGACTGGCATAGAATGGCTAGCGTTTTCAGTATGTTTGAATTAGCTGTTCATGCTGTGTTCTACAACAAGATCAACGAACTTTTATATATCAACACACCTGAGTTCTATAGTTCTTACCAATATGATCCTGTATTAAAACAACGTGTAGCGCACATTGACTCTATCATCAACGAAGCAGACGACTTAGTTGCTCTAGGTGGGTTTTGCATGGTTGAAGGAGTGATTCTTTATAGTAATTTTGCTTTTCTAAAACACTACCAGTCTGAAGGTAAGAACAAACTTATGAACGTAGTTCGTGGTTTGAACTTTAGTGTACGAGACGAGAACTTGCATTCAAAAGCAGCAGCATATGCTTTCCAAGTCAAGTCAAAAGAAATGTCCGCAGTGCAGTTAAACGATGTGCGTGAGAAACTACTGACTGTTGCTGCTCTGTTGTTCGAGCATGAGCAGGCGATTATTGCAAAACTATTCTCCAAGGGAAAGATCGAGGGTATCACTGCTCATCAGTTGGAGAACTTTGTCAAGTCTCGAATCAATGAGTGTTTTAAAGACATGGGGTTGAAAAAGGTTTACAAGATTAATAACAATGAGATTGCTCAATGGTTTTACAAAGGCATCAATGACTACCACTTCAATGACTTCTTTTCAGGGGCAGGTTCAGAGTATCATAGAAACTGGGATGAAACCTCGTTTGTTTGGAAAGGTGTAAACAATGGATAATTTATATAAAAAGCTGTCTAAGGAGAGAAAAGACCTGCAACAAAAAGGTCTAGTACCTGATTGGTACACTACTGGTGGATACCAGATGTTCAAGTCAAAATACGAGTACGAAACTAAAGGTAGATCGGTTAGAGGCCAGTTTGAGCGCATAGCAAAGACTGCTGCAAGACATGTGGATCATGTGTTTCCTGACGCAGAACAACAGTTCTTTGATTTGCTCTGGAAAGGTTGGTTATCTCCTAGCACACCTGTGTTGGCTAATATGGGTACAGACCGTGGAATGCCTGTGTCTTGTTCTGGAACAGTAGTAGAGGATTCCATTGATGGTTTCTACAGTAACTTGCACGAGGTTGCAATGCTCACGAAGAACGGCTTTGGTACAGCATCTGATCTTTCGTATATTCGACCTAGAGGTACACCAATTAGTGCTGGTGGAAAAGCCAATGGTGTTGTACCTGTTATAAAAGAGCATGTCAACGCAATGAGGTCGGTTTCTCAAGGTAATACACGCAGAGGTTCATGGGCTGCATACCTGAATGTAGAACATGGTGATTTTCACGAGGTCATGAATTTGTTGATGACCGACCCTGACGATTTTAACATAGGGTGGACTATAGCTGATTCCTTCATCAACAAACTAGAAGAAGGTGAAACAGAGTCAGTTAGTCGTTTTCAGAAAATGATGAAAGCAAAGATGATTCTTGGCAAGGGTTATTTTTTCTTCATTGATAAAGCAAACGCAAAAAGACCTCAGATGTATGTGGATAAAAACATGTACATCAAAAACTCGCAACTGTGTTCTGAAATAATGCTTTTCAACGATAAAGACCACACTTACTCTTGCGTACTTTCATCAATGAATGCAGCAAAATATCCTGAATGGAAAGACACAGATGCAGCATATTGGGCAACGGTTTTTCTTGATTGTGTTGCTGAAGAATTTATCCAAAAAGCAAAAGGAATTGCAGGATTAGAAAAGACTGTTCGTTATACCGAGAAGGGAAGATCGTTAGGTCTAGGTGTGTGTGGTCTACATACGTTGTTTATGCAGAACATGCTTCCGTTTGAGAGCTATGATGCACACATGTTATCTCAAGAGCTTCAAAGTACAATCTGGAAACATGCTCGAAATGCTACAAAAGACATGGCTGTTCACCTAGGTGAACCGGAGTGGTGTAAAGGGTACAGAGTACGTAATACGCATCTGATAGCCATTGCTCCTACGAAAAACACTGCGTTGTTGATGGGTGGTGTCTCAGAGGGGGTAAACCCTGATCCTGCTATGACGTTTGTGCAGACTACTTCTGCTGGAGAAATTAACAGAGTAAACCCTGTGCTTCTTACTCTCATGAAGGAAAAAGGAGTTAGTTCACGAAAACACCTTCAAGAGCTTACGGACAAGCAAGGTAGTGTACAACATGTAGAATGGTTGACAGACGTTCAAAAAGAAGTGTTTAAGACCGCGTTTGAAATCAATCAGAAAGCAATACTACGTATGGCTTCTGCACGTAGCAAGTATATTGATCAGTGGCAAAGTTTAAACCTTTTCTTCGCTGCTGATGAATCTCCACAATGGATTTCTGAAGTACACGAGGAAGCCTTTAAAGACCCCAACATACTTGCGTTGTATTATACGTATACACAAGCAGGTGTACAGGCTAGTAAAGGCGAATGTGAAG